CTTCAAGATCGAAGGCGTCACCCGCGCCTTCACCCATCAGCTCGTCCGCACCCGCACCGGCGCATACGCTCAGGAAAGCCAACGCACCGTCGACGCCAGCGAAAATGGCGTGCTCCGCCCGGACACCGTAACTCCGGTTTGGAACGAGGCGACGAACGTGATGATGGAGGCGTACTGCAGCATGCTCGCTGATGGGGTGCCGATTCAGGACGCTCGAGGAATTCTCCCCACCAACATCACCACCAGCATCATCTGCAAATTCTCCTTGCGCACCCTGAGCGACATGGCCAAGGTGCGGCTCTGCGTCCGCACTCAGGGCGAATACCAAGAGGTGTTCCGCGCCATGCGGGAGAAAGTTTTGGAGGTGCACCCTTGGGCTGAGGACTTCATCCAAGTGGCTTGTGTGGCGAGTGGCACCTGTGCGTTCCCCCGCTACGGCAAGACAAGCTGCAAGTTCTACGACCCCCGCATGGACCAGAGCGCGGTGATCGCGGACACAAAAGCCAAGTTCTGGACCGAAGCAAAACAAGTCGCCATCCCGGTGGCCCGTGCAGGGAGGACGATGTGATGAGGGTGAGGGTTGTTGACCTGGACGGCACAATCAGCGATGATCGGTGGAGGAGGTGGCTGATCGACGAGGGGGAGTCGGAGGTTGATCGGGTTTACCATCACTACCACATTCACCTCGAGGGAGACGAGTTTGTGAATCGGTGGGTGGTGCGATGCCCTGATCGCCCGGTTGTTCTGGTCACAGCGCGTCCGGCTTATCTTCGTGAAGCGAGCGAGCGTTGGCTGAAGAAAAACGGAATCCAGTTCCACTCCTTGCTGATGCGTCCCGAAGGCGACCACTCCACTTCTCCGGAGCTGAAGCTGAAGCTGATTGATTTGGCGGGGTTGGAGGTTGATTTTGCGTTTGATGATCGCACGGATGTGATCTCCGCGTACCGCTCCAGAGGCTATTCCACCATCCACCTTCAAGAAATGGAGCATGCATCGTGAACAATACAAGCACTGTCCCTGAAATACTCGAATCGGCTTCTCTAACCTACGAGCAGCGAAATAAGATTTACGGCGACAATTACAAAAAGTTCGGCGTCGTGATGAAGGTGATGTTTCCGAATGGGTTGAAAACCGACAACATCGAGGACTTCAACCGCCTCGGAGTGTTCGTGCAGTGTCTCAGCAAGCTCACCCGCTACTCCGAGCTGCTCGAGTTCGGTGGGCACCGGGACTCCGCGCACGATCTGTGCGTTTACGCTGCGATGCTTGAGGAGTTGACGGAGCTATGATATTTTTAGACTTTGAAACCACAGGACTGATTGCCCCTTCGTCGTCGGATTTGGGGGTTCAGCCTCGGATAATTGAAATCGGTGCCTTGAAAGTTGACGCCGATTTCAACGAACTCGGACGCGTGAACGAGTTGATCGATCCGGGGATCCCAATCTCCGACGAGATCACCCGCATCACCGGGATCAAAAACCCCGACCTCAAGGGCAAGCGCAAATTCAGCGTGGCGGCGCTGGACTTGACGGAATTTTTCCTGGGGGAGCGGGTGCTGGTTGCGCATAATTTGGATTTCGACCTGAGTGTGCTGTATTACGAGCTGATGAGGCTGAATCTCCACCGGAGGTTCCCGTTCCCGCCGGAGCAGATCTGCACCGTTGACGCCTCCTTCCACATCAAAGGGCGTCGCCTCAAGCTCACGGAACTTTACGAGATCACTCAGAAAAAGCCTCTCCACCAAACTCACCGCGCCATCGAGGACGTTGAGGCGCTGGTGGCTTGCTACAAAGCGCTGTGTTAACCCGCACCGAATACACCTTCGGGCAATGCTTCGGCCCCGTCAGCCGCGTTGTTCAGCGGGCGAAGGAGTTGGGTTTTGAGCGTCCGATCATCTGTGACAGCACAACTTTCGGCCACATCCCTTTCTTCAAAGAAACCACCAGAGCGGGATTGAAACCGATTTTTGGGGCCGAAGTTAAGCTCGGCCAGCAAAACCACGCCCTGCGTGTTCTGGCACGTACGGCGAGGGGTTTGGAGGAGTTGTACCGAGTGGCTCGGGGAGTTCCGTCCGGCCACCAGTTCTCGGATCAAGTGATTGTGATGCCGTTCACGTCGCCGCTGGACTCTTTTCAAGCCCCGCACACCTTTGTGGACTTGACGCCGGGAGCGGTTTTTCTGAATCGACAGCGGGAGAGTTCTGGATTCCCGACGGTTTTGGTTTCTGATGTCAGGTATCCAGCGTCGACAGACCGCAAATACGCAGAACTTTTGGGAGTTCGTCTTGGGCCAAACCTCCAGCACTGGCTCGCGCCGGACGAGCTGGCTTCCTCGGTGCAGGCGGAGAGCTGGAACAGAATTGCGGATCTTTGCGACGAGGTGAAGCTGCCGGTGGCGGAGAACATAAAAGTCGAGGGGGACTTGGAGGCGCTCGCTCGCAAGGGCATTTTCTGGCGATTCCCGGACGGGTGGTCCGCGCACTACGAAGACCGACTTCAGCGGGAATTGGGCGTGATCACGGAGAAGTCTTACGAGTCGTACTTTTTGTTGGTGAATGACCTGATTCAGTGGTCGCGGGCGCGGATGCTGGTTGGTCCGGGGAGGGGGTCTTCTGCGGGGTCGATTGTTTGTTACTTGCTCGGGATCACGGAGCTTGACCCGATTCGGCACGGGTTGCTGTTCGAGCGGTTTGTGGACGTGACGCGGATCGATCTCCCCGACATCGACATGGACTTCCCCAGCGACCGCCGAGACGAGCTGTTTGTGTATTTGCAAGAAAAATACGGCTCCTCCAACGTGGCTCGTCTCGGCAACGTGAACCGACTCAAGCCCCGCAGCATCCTCGGTCTCGTGGGCAAGCGCATGCACATCCCCGCCTACGAAACCAAAGACATCCGCGACAACATGATCGAGCGGAGCACGGGCGATTCGCGAGCGGCGTTCTGCCTTGAGGACACGCTGGAGACTTTGAAAGCGGGGCGGGAGCTGCTGGAGAGGCACCCCGGATTCCGACACGCAACACAGCTCGAAGGTCACGCCTCTCACGCCGGAGTTCATGCTGCGGGGGTGATTATCTGCAATACCCCGGTGACGGATTATTGCGCGGTTGACGAGAAGGGCATCGCGCAGATCGACAAATATCAGGCCGAGTCCTTGAACCTGATGAAGCTGGACGCGTTGGGGCTGAAGACTTTGGACGTCGTTCAGGAGGCGCTCGACATGATAGGAGGCAAGATCACCGACATCGACATCGAAGCGCCGGAGATTTACTCCCTGATCAATTCGCAGAAGCTGACCGGGATATTCCAATTGGAAGGGGACGCTGCGCGACAATTGACCCGTCAATTCAAACTCGAAAACTTCAACGACATCGTGGCGGTGAGTGCGTTGGCACGTCCAGGCCCACTTCAGTCGGGCGGCGCAAAGTTGTTCCTGGACGTCCGTAACGGCAAAGCAACTCCAGAATATCACCACGAAATTCATCGCCTCTGGACCGAACAAACAGAGGGGGTGGTGGTCTATCAGGAGCAGATCCTTTTCCTCGGTCGGGACATGGGGGACTTGGGGTGGCCGGAGCTGACTGCGTTGCGCCGCGCCATGAGCAAGTCGTTGGGGAAGGAGTATTTCGATCAGTTCAGGGACAAATTCATGGCGGGCGCTTCCACCAAGGGCGTGCCCAAAGAGGCTGCTTCAAAAGTCTGGGACAGCATGATGCACGCTGGAGCTTACGCGTTCGTGAAGGCGCACTCCGCCAGCTACAGCGTCATCACCGCGTGGACCGCTTGGTTGAAGGCGAGGCATCCGTTGGAGTTTGCTTGCGCGTCGCTGCGCCACACCAAAGACGATGACGGAATTTTGAAGCTGCTTCGTGAGCTCACCTCCGAAGGGTTCAAGTACGTCCCCTTCGACAAAAACAAGAGCGCCGCCTCTTGGTCGGTGGCGGACGGGGCGATTGTTGGCGGGTTGCAAGGCGTGTTTGGGATTGGCCCGAAGATGGCGGAGAAAATTGTCGCCTCTCGAGCGGGAGGGCTGAAACTCACCCCTGCGATCCTCGCCAAGCTGGAGAATCCAAAATTGAAATGGGGCGACCCCTACCCGATTGAAGCCAAATTCAAGGACTGGTACAACAACCCCCGCTCTCACGGAATAAAAGAAGGCTGGTCTTTCACGCGCTGCAACGACATCGAATCAGACGGCAAGGAACGTCTCGTGCTCGGACAGCTGACGGAGAAGAACTTGAGGGATGCGCTGGAAACAGCAAACATCGCGAAAAAGGGCGGCGTGATAACGGATTTTGACCGGACGCACAGGTACTGGCTAAACATCACCATCAAGGACGACACGGGGTTGTTGATCGCGACGGTGAACCGAAAAAGCTACAACCGAATCGGGAAAGAAATACTGGAGTCTGTGCCTGTCGGAAGCACACTGATGTTGCGGGGAAAAACGGGTGAAAACGGAATCAGGAAGCTGTACGTGGAAAAGTGGAAAATCATAGGTTAAAAAAGACCCCCGCCTCAGCGGGGGGAAATGGAGGGGGAAGGGGGGAGTTCTTGCCCCCGCCATGGCAAACAATTTTGATCGATCGAATTATCGCTCTCTTTTCAAATTAAAACCGTAAAAATAG